TTTTGAGCGATAATGATTAATAAACCAAGTAAAATAGTCGGAATTTTATAAAATTGAGATAAATTTATGAAGTTATTATATAAAAGCTGGTGCGCCCGGCGCGCTCACGAAATGAAACATAAGTTAATGATTTTGATCTATTAAAATGTTCACTTTGTGGGATCATACCGTATAACTTACCGTAAAACTCAAAAATGCCTAAAATTGTACCCGCTTTAACCGACTCTAAAATTAAGTCTGAAATCGCTAAAAATAAGAAAGATATTGAGAAAAAAACTCAAAAACTTTCTGATGGTGGTGGATTATACCTTTTAATTGATAAAAAAGGGGCTACAACGTGGCGATTCGATTACACCCGGCCAATTATTAAGAAGCGCAACACCATCTCAATCGGCCCATATCCTGAAATATCTCTGGCAGTTGCAAGACAAAAGCGCGAGGAATTCAAAAGCCAAATTGCACAAAATATTGATCCTGTCGAACAGCGAAAACGAGATATACAGGTTAAAAAAAGAAATCTTGTTTCAACCTTTGCAGCGGTAGCGGATGAATTTAGATTAACTGAAGAAATCACAGAAAGTACTAAACAGAGAAACGATTCAATCTGGGAAAAACTTTATTTAAGTGTTGGTTCAATTCCAATTTCAGAAATCACAGCTCTACAAATTTTAGATGCATGTAGATTGTACGAGAATCAAGGTAAATATGATTCAGCAAAAAGAATGCGTTCTAAAGCCAGTCAGGTTTTTAAGTATGCGATCGTGTTAGGGCTTTGTCAGTTTAATGTGGCTGATCAAATATCAGGCATTTTAAAATCAGGTACAGTTAAGCACTACGCAGCAATTACTGATGAAGAGCGATTAGGACAACTGCTTTTAGATTTATCAGAACCAAATATTAATGGCTCTATCATCGTTTACTTCGCCACATTAATATTGCCTTATGTTTTTGTTCGTCCAGGTGAACTGCGTTGGGCGGAATGGGAAAATTTAGATTTAGATAAAGGTCTTTGGGCATACACACCACCAAAGACACAAAACAAGACTCAACTGGAACATATAGTTCCTTTAGCTACGCAAGTAGTTGAGTATTTAAGGAAGCTCTACAAATTAACAGGAAGTACAAAGTATGTCTTTGCATCAATGAAAAAGGGAAATCCTGTTATTAGTGAATCAACTATTAATAAAAGGCTTAAAAATTTTGGATTTGCAAATGGTGAAACCACGGGTCATGGATTACGGGCAACAGCACGTACTTTATTAGATGAAGTACTTCATTATCCGATCGAACGTATCGAACAACAATTAGCACACCAAGTAAAAGATATGCATGGTAGAGCATATAACCGTACAAAATATTTAAAAGAACGTGCAGAGATGATGCAAGCTTGGGCTGACTATCTAGATAGATTAAGAGATGAGGCAAAGGCAAGAGCTGTCGCATAAATAAGATAAAGGCCTTATCAAAATAAGGCCTGAATTTTTTCTTTGTATTTTTCATAAAGTTCGTTGGAAAGTTCAACACGCGTTGAGCCACCCAATTTAACTTTTTTAAGTTCACCTGAATCAAACATTCTATATATAGTAGTTTTTGATAAATTGGTGACTTGAATAGTCTGGTTGACTGTTAATAGCATTTATTACTCCCTAACTTTTCAATTCGTTTCGTTCTTGTTTTAAGCGAGACACTAAGTTATGCAGAGTAACGCTCACAGTTTTCTCAAAATTTTTAGTGGATTGAAACTCAGCAAACTGAGAAAGAGCTAATCCAAAAATGTGGTATGCAAAAACCTTAGCCGCTTCCGGATTATTTTTAAGAAGTTCTTCAGTACTTGGACAAATCACTTCTTTAAAAATATGAACTGCTACTTGATCTGGAGTACCTTCAATACGGCTAGGGTTTAAATTTAGTTCACCAATAACTTTACTCATTGTTATGCTCCAAACAGTAAGTGACAGCTAGTTCTAAGGTTTCAAATTCTTTTTCAACATCATTGTCGAGAAATGCTGTCCACTCTTCATTGCCGAAACATTTAGAGATAAGAACACTACCTATCCAAACGTCATCACCATCAAATTCAACACCACTTTCAACTTTAACCATTCACGCCACCTGTCTATAAATACGTTTAACTTCGTGATTAAGTTCGTCCATAGCTGTACGACCTTCTTTTAAATACTTCAAAAGCATTAATTTGTAGCGTTCTTGAGCTGCTTTGTTCATCACACCTTCATTGGTCAAGGTGAGGGTGGCTTTGTTGCCTTTAATCAGGTTTACGCCATGAGCTGTACCTCTACCGCGATAACCTGCATTCACATTGAATACAATGAACTTCTCGAAAAGCTGCATGGGTAGCAGCTTTGGTTCGAAAAGGAACTCAGGAATATTCTCTTTCGACATTAGAATTGTTCCCCCAGTAAGTAATCAGGTTCATTTGAAGCAGCGTTCAACTGAGCACGCCGTTTTTTGGCCATGTTCCACAAAGTTTTATGAACATCATGATGGCGTGAAGGAATTTCGAGTTCTAATTCTTCAAGCGTCTTTATATCTACTGCATGTTGGATTCGAAGAATTAAAGGTGATAGTTCATTGTCTTGCTGACGAGTTAGCTTTAACTCTGAAAGGCGTTTATGCATTTCAGTCAATAAAGGCTTGCGTTGTTCTTCAGTCCATTTTGAGGTGTAAGTAATAACGCTATTAACTTCCTCTGGAGTATGTGCATTTTGAACACTCTGAAGTAAATCATCATAGTTATTAGGCTTTATAGCTGACTCAACAGAAGGCTGAATTAACAGATCCTCAGAAGCAGTGACATTAGTTTGTTCGGTGATAACAATTGCTGGTTGAGTTTCTGCTGCAACAATTTCAGTAGGTTTTTTAGTTATTGCTGGTAGTTCAGCTTTAACTTGCTTACTTTTTTGACCTCTAGGTTTATCTTTGGTGAGGTCTATTACTTGAATATCAGTAATCATATTGCCAAAAGCTTTACCAATTGCTTGAAGTTGAAGTTTTGCATTTTCTTCATCAAGCTGGGCAAATCCATTACCAACACTTAGACATGTTTCACCATGTTTAGAGTTATAAGTAGTACGTAAGATATGTGAAGGCATAACAACATAGATATCTTGGCCATCTTTTAAATCATGTGGTTCAACGGGCTTTGTAAATTGAATTTCAGCCAATACAATTGTTTCGCGTTGGATGCAAAACTCATAATTTGGTTGCGCAAATACTGTAGCAGGGAATTGCCCTAAGTCGCTGAAATCAAGCATGTCACCAACTGGTCTACATAAAACTGTAAAGCCATTTAGAAGAGCATCAAAAGCTTCTGAAGCTGTAATTAAATTATTCATGCTGTCATTCCCGTTTTTGCCAATGTTTCAATTTCTTTTTTAACTGCCGGCAGTTTTACCGCTTCAATTTGAGTTAGGGCATCAATACCGAAGTGCTCGCACACTGTTTTCACATCGAGGCCGCGTTCAGCAATGAAGTTTTGAAGTTCGTCTCTTTGTTCGTCTGAAATGCCGTTAAATTCAGGCGGACTTATCCAAGCACCACGCTCTTTATCAAACGTGCAATTCAAGGATTTAGCTTTCATTAACATTACTTGGCGCATGTTCTGGTAATACATGTGTTCTTTATCAAGTGATTCAGTTAATTGATTTAGATCACCAGCATGCTCGGCTTCTTCACAGCTTTGCTTCCAGTTCTCAAACTCTTCTTGTGCTTTTGCTGTAGCTAATTGAGCAGGCGTTAGGGTATTAATGTGTTCCTTCGCTTGGGTGATTAGATCGGCCAAGAAAGTTGGATTAGATTTAAGATCAGGAACCCAAACCTCACCAGTTTCACCGCCTAATGCACCTGAGTTTTTCGCATGATGGGTAGGAGAGGGTTTAAAACTTATTACGCGTGCATTCTTTCCTTCACCCGTAGTAACAGTGGTTAGATAACCCATAATGTCAGCGATACGGTAAAGCTCATTACGATTTTTACCACCTAGATCTGGTCGGTAAATGATTTGTTCACCATTTTGATCTTCAGAAGCATGTGCAATGAACACGACATCTTTACCAAGGCTTATCAATGTATTGATATATTGCTTGAATGTCTGATTAGCTAGACCTTGCGCTTTAAGCTTTAATGCACCATCTTTTTGACGGTTGTTCGCCGTGAGTAGTAAATGAGTTTTAATGCATTCAAGCATTGCGCCAACAGTATCAATAACAATTGTTTTATAAGGTGCAAGGTCTTGTGGTGTTAGATCAGCAATATCTTTCCATTGTTGGACCTGAACAACTGCACCGCGACGCAGTTCACCAGTACGGTGAGCACCACGGTCAAAGTCGAATGAAATAGCTTTGTCCGCAGTAAAACCCATAGACGTTTTACCTAAGCCCGGATCGGCATATAGGTACACAATAATTGCTTGAACCAATAGTGTTTGGTCAGCTGTAATAATAGGTAGAGCCATTTTTCTTATCCTTATCTTGAGCCAGTGAAGCCGCGAGAACGCTTATAGTTTTTGCGGTCAGGTGAAGGGATGTGTGAGCCACCCAGATCTTTAGCCAGTTGCTTAGAGCGCTGAAAGCGGATTTCTTGGGAAAGAACTTCCCAAATTCTTGGATAATCGACTTGGAACTTAGCTACGTCTAAAGGCGTCTTAACGTCATCTTTAACCTTGTAAAGCACTGTGCCATTTGCATTAGATGCATAAACGATCCACCCAATACGCACTGAGTAAATGCCCGTGTTATCACGGCCTAAATAAGCTTTGTAGCCATCTGGGTGCTTTTTAAAATTTGTCATGATTAGCCTCCCATCATCCAAGATGCAGCAGCTACAGCAATCACCCAAAGGATGAAAGAGAGGACAATAAACTTTACGAAGTCTATTGCGTTAGCTTTGAAAGTCGCAAAACGAGAAGGGCGCTGTTCTTCAATAGTAGGGTGTTGATATAAGCGTGCAGTCGTTTGACTAGGGATAGTGTTTTGTTTCATACTTATCTCGCAAAGTTTGCAAAGCACATCGGAAGGTAGAAGAGACGATGTGCTTTTTTGTTGTCTACGAGATAAATATTAACTATGGTTAATTTTATAGTCAATAGAAAAGTTAACGATAGTTAATCAATTTTATTAACCATGATTTAATTTTATTAACTAAAAGAAAACCCACCTTGGGGTGGGCTGGGTGATTTGAGTTACTTAATAATAATTATTAAGATGGTCTTGATCTTCTTTTTGCTCTGTATGTATATCGCATGCAGTCAACTACTTGGCCCACAAAATGACAGTGTTCATCTAAAGGAATTATATTTGGTTCGAATTTAGGATTTAAGGCTTGTAGAAAGCGAGAACCATCTGTCTCGATGACAAGTTTTTTAAAAGTTGCATCTTCAAATCTTCGCACTACAACCATATCGCCAGATTGCATGTCACTGTAGTAAACATCGGGATCAACTAGAATGTAATCACCTTCCAAAAAGTCAGGTTGATTACTAACACCCTGAACTTTTAAGTAAAAACAATTGGAACATTCGTCAGGGAGAGGAAGCCATTCTTCAACTTGAGATAGGTCTACAGATTGCACATTAGTAAATAAACCCGCCTGAACCCATGAAAGTACAGGAGCTAATGTAGCTACTTTCTTAGAGACATTATTATCAATTTTTGGTTCTTCTTTACCACCATATAACAACCAATCATCAGAAACATCTAAGAACTTTGCAATAACTTTTAAATTGTCAGCAGTTGGAACACTTACACCATCAAGCCACTTTTTAGCAGCAACTGGTGACTTCTTAGTTGCACGTGCTAGGTCAGCGGCTTTTAGCTTTTTCTCATCTAATTTCTGCTTAATGCGCTGGTGTAAAGACATAACAAAAATTCCAAAAACATTAACTAATGTTAATACACAGTATTGAAACTATGGTTAACAAGTGGTAAATTCCAAATATTAACTATAGTTAACTTGGTATGAGTATGAATCTTAGTGACTTAATGAATTATCACGAATGTAAAAACAAAAAAGAGTTATCTAAAAAAACTGGATATTCAACTGTAACTCTATGGAAATGGGCGAACAACGGAATACCAGGTAGAACTCAAGCTGTTTTACAAGTTCAAACCAATGGGAAGCTTAGAGCAGACCTAAATGTATTAACCACCTAGGAATAACCATAAGCAAAGTATCAATTAAAAAGTTCAAAAAATAAATGTGAAGGAAATGAAGGATTTCACAATGCAAGAGATGACTCTAAGCCGAGATGCACAAATAGCTCTTTGGCAAATGATCAACAAAACCCCGAACTGCACAGCAAAAGAAATTGCTCAAGCAATAGGTGACTCACATAACACAGTTTGTAATTACGGCAACCAGAACATGCCAGCTTATTTGCCAAGTTTAAAAAAACTAGAGGCAATGATCTTTTTCACACAGAACCCAGCGTTACTAAAGGTTTGGGCGCATGAGTTGGGTTACGCACTAGTACCAGTCGCATGTGACAGCTCTAAACATCATGAGCTTTCAATATTTGAGGCAATGATGCTGCACAACATTAAAAACGGTAAGGCGAATCGTGTTGTTTATGAGGCTTATGAGGACGGAATTATTACACCGTTGGAATATGAAGAAATTCATCACCTGACACAAAACCTTATTGAGCTTATCACGGCAGTTGATCAGGCAGCTTTAAAGCAAATGAAAAAATGTTCAGCAACGTTCGGAAATGAAAAAGCCTGATCTCGTACATCAGGCTTAGTAATTCAATTACTTGCTAGAGGAATCGAATATGCAAACTAATTTATCAAATCAATCGACTAAAGACAATCTGCTCGAGCAAAAGCGTCAGCAAAGTTATCAGTCCTGGCATGAGCCGGCTTTGCGAACTTTGTCTGGTTTGCTGGAAATTCGTAAGAAAAATCTAACACGCCAAAAACGTGACGAAAAAAATGCTGCGGTGACACGTGAAGAATTTATGCAAGCCCTGATAGATCAACATGGCAAACATGGTCTTTATCTCGGCCATGCTGGGCAAATTATCTCAAGTTTGTATCGGGCTAAGCGGATCCGTTACTTAGGTAGCACTTTCATTCAAATGAATGAAGAGGGGAATCAATGAGCTTAGACGCATCCATTTGGGCTTTTAAAGCAGAGGTTAAAACCTCTAGTCAAAGACTCGTTTTATTGGCCTTGGCCGATAGAGCAGGTGAATCTCACAAGTGCTACCCAAGCATTAAACGAATGGTTAAAGATACTCTTCTCAACCGTAAAACTATTATCAAAGTTTTAGATGAACTTGAAGCTGGATCTTTCATTAAATTCACGGGTGAAATAACTGGAAATGGCGTCAAGGTTTACCAGTTAATTGGTGTGATGGGCCGAGAAGAAAATGATTTAACCAATCCCAAAAAAGGGACTAGTACCAATAACGGAACTAGTTCCAATTTCGGTACTGGTTCCAAAAGCGGTACTAGTACCAATAATGGGACCGTAACCAGTCCCAAAAACGGTACCGAGACCAGTACCAATATTGGGACACAGAACCTATCAGGGAATCTATCAGAAGAATCTAAAAATAAAAAAACATGGTTGAGTTTGAAAAAACTTGGTGAAGAAATTCGTTTGGCAACTGATCAGGAAACTCACGAGCAGATCAAAAACGCAAATTGGTTCGATCGTGAATTACGAGCATTTGAGCTATACAACGCCGAAAAGAATCTTTGTGATGAACTCATGAATTACCACTTTGCAGATTGGTTAATCAATGCATGTGGAAAATACAAATCTCGTGAACAAGCTAAATCTTCAAATAATGGATCGAAGGTTCGAATCCCGCAGGGAGAGTCAAATACACTCAGTTCAAAACAAATTTACTCATTCGCTCAAAAACTTTCTATTCTTCCTGAATTCGCAAGCAAGTATGCGGAAGGAAACGAAAGTTATGAGCAACTGGCTGCACGTATCGCAGTAAAACTTGCAGATCCTGAGCAACAACAAAAATTGATGCCTTATCTCATTCAGGTTGGATTTCAACAAAAAGGGGCAGCAGCGTGAGTACTCAAGAAAACTTCGATTTAGCTGAAGCAATTGCTCGTAGTGAAAAGTTAAGAGCTAGATATAACCGTAGTGGTTTATCTAATACTGATTACAACGAATTACTTCGATTAGAAAAAGCAGTTAAAGAAGCGATTAAGGAAGGAGAAAAATGAGCAAAATTTTAATTGGGGTTGATACAGGGGTGCATACTGGTTTCGCTGTAGCTATTGATCAGGGCAAAGGTGGAGAGCTTAAGGATGTTGGCTCTCTCACAATTACCCAGGCAATGAGTCGAGTTATAGAGCTAGCTGATGTACACGGAAAGGCAAACATCATGCTGTATATCGAAGATGCTCGTTTGCGCACCTGGTTTGGGAATGCTGATGCACGACAAACTCGAAGTGGTGCAGGAGTACGAGAAGGGATTGGTTCAGTTAAGCGAGATGCTCAAATTTGGGAAGATTGGTGCAAAGAACAAGGTCTGAATTACAAGATGATTCACCCAGCAGCAAATAAAACTAAAACTGATGCTAAATATTTTTTGAAATTAACAGGGTGGGCAAAGCGTACAAATGAACATGCGCGAGATGCAGCAATGCTTGTATTTGGTCGATTTGCAAAGTTTTGATGTGAAGAAGGTTTTTAGAAGTTGTTTTTTAATCATGGTAAAGGGTAAATAGGAAGGCGATTATGTTGGTTGAAAAGTTTGATTTTATTGAGTTACTTCGCCTTGCTATTGCTCAAAGCGAAGGTAAGGGTAAAATTACTAAACACGTGGTATTGGGGGAAATTGCATTATTACGTGTAGGTGCAAAAAAATGGGCAGAGCTCCTACTTGAGCGAGTTGATTTTGAGCGCATAGCAGAGGTGACTGAATCAAGGAAAATTTATGAGACCCGGATAATTAACGGGCAGGAAGTAAAAAAGCGTATTGGTGAAATACCTGGCAAAGTGGAATTTAAAAAAGGAGAAATTAATTCTGGTGATTTTTTCCGTGTAAGAAACTTCTTGGCTGGGAAGATCCACAGGGAGATGATTAAAAAGAATTTTAAGCCGAATAATTGCCAAGGCGATTTATCTAATGTAGCCAAAGGAATAGCAGAGGTTGTTTTGCGTGGCCGATTGTTTACTAAGGCAATGTGTGGGCATTGCCAAGGGTTGGGTAAAGTGGAATTATTTAATGCTAAAGGATATCCAGACGGTTCTAAGTTTTGTGAAAAATGCGTAGGAACAGGGAAGCGCCCATACACATTGCATGAAAAAATTACCATCGCAAAATTAAAAGTTTCAAAGTCTGGTTATTCTGAGCGATATGAACCTTATGAATTAATTGCTGAGGCATGTATAGAAAATTGGGAAAACAGCATTAGAACTAGCCTAGCTAGATCGTTTCATTTTGAACCAGAAGAAATATCTTTAGCTTGACTTAGACAGAACGGTTAAGTATAAGTATTTCTAAAATGGGCGCTTTATACATAGATCGCCAAAAAAATTATTAAGCTCACAAAATAGTGGGCTTTTACTTTTATTAATTTGAAAATTTCGTGTTTATTGGAGACTCGCAATGAGTGAAGCGCAGAGCAATAGAGCTCAAGAAGTATTAAACCATCTCGAAAATGAATTGATTAACGCAACGCGTAAATATGAACATGCGCAAACAAATCTAGTTGAGGCTAAAAAAGAATTGGATGCCGCTCAAAAAGCCTTTGATAATCAAGCTCGTTCAGAATTGTTGTAAGTGATATGTAGTTAAGTCTAAATATCTAACTAAGAGCTCGCCAAAAGGTGGGCTTTATTTGTATTAGGATTATTATAATTATATGGAAGAGTTAAATGCGGTAGAGATGGCTTGGAAGGGATCAGTCATTCAGGCATTCGCTACGATTATTGCTGCTTTAATTGCCGCAGTTGGGTTGGCTCTAGGTATCTACGCATCTTGGAAAACAAGTTTAGAATTACAAAAGAAAGATAAAGTTTATGAAACCAGAAGAGAGATTTATACAGGTTTCATTGATTCCTATACTGCTTTATTAAATGTATTTTATGATGTCTTATTTAGCCCTTTTGAAGTAGATCAACGATATATTAAATATTCGGAAGCTCTTGTTAATTATTACAAATTTTTAGATAAAACAATCTTTGTTTGTGAAACAGTTCACAAAAAGGAAATTATAGATTTTTTGAAGATTTTTCTACCCCAATTAGTAGGGTTTACAGGCCAACTCAATGATTATTTAAATCACTTGGCTGCAGCGGATAATAATAAAAGATCACATGAGAAAATTTTTAATGAATATGATGAAATAAGGAAAAAAATCAGAGAAACAGAAATTTTCAATTCTGATATTAATAAAGATTTAAATTTAATAGAAAACAAAGATAAATTAATTGATATTATTTTGGAATATGAAAAAATTGACCAAAAACTTAACCATGAAAGTGTTAAAATTGCCTCTAGTTTAGAAAATGAATTAGATGGATTAAAGGTTAAATGGGATGCTGAATTTTTGAAAGTAACTTATTTATTAAGAAAAGAAATAGGAATTGAAACCAATGAGGAATTGGATCAATTATTAAATAATACTCTTAATGAAATTTCTAAGGAAATAAGAGAATTGAAGCTTTAGTTTTAAGAATTTACTGTAGTATTTAATAATTAGATCAAATCAATATTTGTTTCCTCTAGTTTGTCGAGTGTATTACTGCACAAACTAGCCCCACTAAATATCGATTATTGGCGGGGCTTTTTATTTTATATGTTAAGCTGATCTTTATAATTTTATGGATTAGTACAATGTTTATTTGTATCGGCGGTGATTTGGACGGTGAAGTTGTAAATAACCGTGAGGGTACATACTTTGAAGCTAGTGAAATTGATTCAAGCAAACAATCAACCTATAGCCGTCAGAGTTATATTGTTGGTGAAAATACATATCGTTTTTGGCTTTGTTCAGAGTTGACATATATGGAAGCAACAGAAATCGCAAGCAAGCACTTAGCTGAAAAATATAATTACCTTTCTTAATTTAGTATTTTAAAAACTTAAGCCTGCCAACTGGTGGGCTTTTTTTATTTCTATGTTTCTACCACCCAAGCCTTATCAATAAATGATAGGGCTTTTTTTATGAGGAAACCTTAATGGTTACTACTCCAAAGCAAGCAACAATTGAAACTTTAACTAATACAAACTTGCCTGCTGGTCATACAGTGCTGGTTAAGATTGACGATTCAACTAGCTACGACCAAGTGTTGAGTAATGTAGAAGCAATTAATGCATTACCGGGTTTCACAGTTATTGGTGTAACTAGTCTTCCAAATCCTCCAGCATCGGCTTGGTATTTGGATAACTGTACCTATGAAAATGGAGTTTTAACTCCAGTAGGTGAGCCTTTAGATTTTGGAACTCCAGAAGCCCCATTTATCATGTACGGCTATCATGCAGCTACTAAAGCTAATATTGGCGATACGCTTGAAGTTGTAGCTGAGAATTTCTTAAGCGCTACTGGAAGTGTACATAGTGGTGCTCGTTTACAGACCACTTTCGATAATTATGATTCAGGTAGCTCACAAATTGGTTATAACAATACAGTTGATGGAACTAATGACTTCTTTTCATTGCTAGATACATTGTTCCAAACGCAAAACTTACCAGTTAAGTATTCAATGAAATATGTGTCTGCAACTGAAATTGAGCATGTGATTACTTCTGTAGACGGTTTAACTGAAATTCATCGTTATAACCAAACAATTACTGCATTTGCAGAAAATGTTTACTTCAACTTCACTCTTATTTGTCAAAATAGCAATGAAGTGATTCCAACGACAATCAATGTGATTCCTGCTGTTTAGTAATCACTAAATAATAGAATTCAGAATTTAAGCTCCATTTGATCGATAGATCGAGTGGGGTTTTTCATTTTGGAGTATGTATGACTGAATTTCAAAAAAACATAAATGAGATTAGACAGCTCCAAACTGAGCTAAATCATTTGGGAAGCTGCACAACAAAGGGCCTTACAGAACAAAAGATCGTTCAATTAGATGAGCGATTTTTTTTATCCCTAAAAAAACAAAGCAAGTTAATTGCCCGGCTCAACAATAAGCCTGAGGGTTTTCTTTAAAAGGTCTTAGGTATGGACAGTAAAGATTATTTTTGGCTAACAAGAAAAAAAGAACCTAAAACAAAACCTAAAAGCAGACCATTGCCTAAAGCTACTCAAAAATATCTAGAAGCAGAGGAAGACTTTACTCAATCCTTAGATGTTCTGGAAATTAAATACGAAAAGAAGTTTCAAATTAAATCAACCAAGCACTGGCGATTTGATTTTCATTTAATAGAGCATCGTATTTTAGTTGAAATTGCTGGAGGGCCTTGGTCAGGTGGACGAAAGGGTAAGCTTAAGAATAAAGCTTGGAGTCTTGATCGTTACGACGTAGCTGAGGAGATGGGCTATACAGTAATTCGTATAGAGACAGCTTCTAGATGCAGGATCGATGATACTGGACCAGTACAGTTAAGAAGTGAGTACGCTAGTGAGTGGCTCAAAAACTTGAAGAGGCAAATATTTAATGGATCAGATCAGACCATTCCCGCAGCCAGACTTTATTGATCAGGCTGAAGAAGAGGAAGCAATCCGTTTAATACCGGCACCAGATTTAAAGAATTGGGTTGTTGCTAATTTTCTAACGCTTGGAGGGCCTCTGCATAACCCGGACCATGACCATATTGCTGAGCTGCTTCATGATAATGAAGAGTTTTTAGAATTTGCATGGGCTTCTTCTGCTTATACGCGAGCTAAGCGTATGGTGTTAGGACAATGCGAAAAGGTTATGTTTCAACAAGGCGGATGGAAGAAAGCTCGCCAAGAACAACAAATGCGGGATTGGTTCGGATTTGTGCCGACATACTTAATCACTATCGACGCTACCTTTTGCGATAAAGCCAATGATAGCGAGTTCTGTGCTTTGCTTGAGCATGAGCTTTACCATATTGGTGTAGAGCGTGATGGAGACGGTGAGATTATTTATAGTGATCATACTGGCTTACCAAAGCATTATTTAGCTGGTCACGATGTTGAAGAGTTTTTCGGTGTTGTTAAGCGTTGGGGCGCAAATGAAAACGTTAAGCGGCTTATAGAAGTCGCAAAAAATCCGCCGTTTGTTTCTGATTTAGATATATCAAAATGCTGTGGAAACTGCGTTATCACATGATGAGCCTTAGGGCTCTTTTTTTTGGCTATTTAGGTTGACGTAGGTTGACAGGATTGAGGATATGGCGGCTCTAAAAAAAGAGGTAAAACTCTTTATAGTTCGTTCACTTGCCGTATTTAATACACCCACAGAAACTGCTGAGCTCGTCAACCAAGAATACGGGATAAAAGTTACTAAGCAGCAATGTGAAAAATACGACCCAACTAAACGGGCGGGTGAAAACCTAAGTGAAGAGTTAAGAATAGATTTTGAAAAGACCCGTGAAAAGTTTTTAGGTCAGCCTGAGGCGATTCCTATTTCTAATTTAGCGGTACGCATGCAGCGTTATGAAAATCTATTTCTGAAATATAGTAAAAACCGTGTTGCTGCTACTAGCATTCTGAGACAAGCGGCTGAGGACATTGGCGGGAAATATACCAACAAAACAGAGCTAACCGGCGCTGGTGGTGGGCCGCTCCAAAGCGAGAATATAACCCAAGTTGTTGCAACGCCTGAACAGATAAAGCAGGTGTTAAATGAACTCCAAGGTAAATACTAATCTGCTAGAAATGCAGTTAGAGCAAGAGCTATGTGAGAAAGAACACTTATTTTTTACACGGCGTTTTTTCTTGCCTCGTATGGGCTTTAAGTTTTCGGTCAATTGGCATCATGAATATATTGCAGACAAGATTGATGAGGTTATTGCTGGCAAGGTTAAAAACCTTGTTATTAACGTTCCACCTGGTAGCGGTAAGACAGAATTACTAACCAATCTTATTGCTCGTGGTATAGCTCGAAATGCTCGTTCGCGCTTTCTGTATTTGTCTTTCTCTCAGTCACTTGTAGAGGATGTATCTGCAACAGCAAGGAACATTGTTAAGTCAGAAGACTTTCAGAATTTGTGGCCTGTAAAGATTTCTACCAGTACGGATGCTAAATCTAGCTGGAAAACTACAGTCGATGGCTATGATGCTGGTCATGTTTATTCTGCTTCAATGGGTGGGCAGGTCACAGGCCGCCGTGCCGGTACATTAGCGGATGAAGGCTTTACTGGTGCAATTATTCTGGATGACCCCTTAAAGCCTGAGGATGCTTTTAGTCAAACAGCTAGACGTAAAGCTAACCGTAAGATTTTAAACACAGTCAACTCGCGTAAAGCTAAATCTGACACACCGATTATTCTGATCATGCAACGTTTACACGTTGAAGATCCGACTAACTTTGTGATGACGGGTAACGTTCCCGGTAAATGGGAGCAGATCAGTATTCCAGCGCTTATTGATGATGAATACATCAGTAAGTTGCCAGAAAAAATACAACTGAAAGTACCGCGCGATGTTGAACGTGATGCTAAAGGCCGTCAAAGCTATTGGCCATTGAAAGAATCATTGCAATCGCTATTGCAACTCGAACAAGGCGGACAGGATAAAGACGGCGCTACGGTATCGCGATATACATTTGCAAGCCAATATCAGCAAGCCCCTAAAAAGCTTGGCGGTGATCTTGTTAAATCTGAATGGTTCCCGCGATATGTGGAATTACCGGTTCTTAAGTGGCGTGCAATATGGGCCGACACGGCTCAGAAGGTCAAGAAGCATAATGACTTTTCAGCGTTCATATGTGCTGGTCTTGGCTATGACAATAATCTTTACATCATTGATGTAAAGCGCGGCAAATGGGAAGCGCCAGCGCTATTAAAAGTTGCTAAGGACTTTATCAATAAGCACAAGGACAGCAACACCAAGATTGGCAAACTTCGTTATATGGCCGTAGAGGATAAGGCGAGTGGCACTGGTTTAATTCAAACCATTGCCAAAGAAACAACATTACCTATTCGGGCTATTCAGCGTGGCGATGACAAGCTATCGAGGACTATGGATGTAATTCTTTATGTTGAAGATGGCCGAGTCTTATTGCCAGCTAATGCACCATGGTTATTGAACTACATCGAAGAAATTGAAGGGCTCACCGCTGATTGGTCACATGACCATGACGATCAGTGGGATCCGACCATTGATGCGATTAATGATTCATTAGCTAAAAAGCCAACTGTATTTGATTAGAGGAAATTATGGCTGAAACTAAAAAGCCCGATGCAATTGGCGATGCAGGGGCATATACAAACTTTGTCTCAAATATTGGTACAGATCGAGATAAGGCATCACACGGGAGCTTTGTTAAGAAGGTTATTCCTGATGAGCAATTAGAAGCGGTATATCAACACTGGTTAGCTAAGCGAATTGTTAACCGCCCGGCAAGTGACATGCTTCGAGCTGGTTGGTTCTATGAAGGGATTCAGGATAATGATTTAGAGAAGCTTAAGGAGGCATGTAAGGCTTTTAACTTAGGAGGGGTGCTCTTATCTAGCTTGGTCCTTTCTCGCTTATATGGCGTTTGCTACGTACTCCTAGGCACGGTGGACGGCGGCAACTTAGATCAACCATTTGACTTAAGCAAACTTGGCGTTGGCCGTTTAGAGTTTTTCACAGTACTGAAGAAAAAGCAGATTGAAGCCGATACTTCAAAGTACTTGCCGCCAAATGAAGCAGGTGGGCTTTTAAAGCAACCTGAATTTTACAAGCTTAAACTTGATGGCAAATCTAACCAACGGATCCACCACACACGCTTAATCAAACTTGGTCATGCTGATGTGGTCAATGAGGAGCCTGTGAGTGTATTACAGGAAGTTTATGAGGATCTTTTAGATCATGCTGCCGTTAAGAAAGCCACCGCTAGTTTAGTCCATGAATCAAAAATTGATGTCATTAGAACACCGAACTTGGTTGAGAAGATCAAAGAGGATATGAAAGCAGTTGCTGAACGCTTTCTTAGTGTCGGTTTGCTGAAAGGGCTTAACGGTATGCTCGTATTGGATAAGGAAGAAGAGTACGACTCTAAATCTTATAGCTTTGGCGGCTTACCAGATCTAATGCGTGAGTTCTCAATTCAAACTGCTGGCGCTGCTGATATGCCATATACAATTTTATTTGGTCAATCGCCTGCGGGTATGAATGCCACGGGTGAGCATGACACTCGGAACTATTACGACAGTATCGCAACTAAGCAAACATGGACCTTAAAGCCCTTCATGTTGAAGCTTTTAAGAGTGATTGTACAAGCTACATTTGGTCGTCAAATATCAAGTTTAGATGTTGTGTTTAACCCGTTATGGCAATTAGACGCTAAGGTTCGAGCTGAGGTTGAGAAAGCTAATGCCGAAAGGGATGATAAGTATCTTCAGATGGGCGTAATTACAGAGCCGCAGATAGCGAAGCAGCTTGTTATTGATGGCGTTTATTCAGTGATTGATGAAGAACACATTAAAGAGCTTGAAACAATGGTGAAGCCTAATGACGACGATAATTCAGATACTGAAACCAAACCTCCAGCAAGCGAAGAAACGTAAGAAAGGGCGTAAAGCTTCTAAGCCTAGAGCCGTGCACGTAAATCGCCGTGTAGAGCTCTATTACACACGGCAATTGCTTGCTATTTCAAAATACTGTCAGGACCAAACCAAGGATCTAGTCATTCCGACAGTTGGTCAGAACATCGGTGATGCTTGGTTCTCGGACATGATGACGGCGTTTAGAGAAAAGCTCACAAAATATGTTGTTGAGATATCCCGACCATTGGCCACAAAAGTTGTGACTGATACCCAAAAGGAAGTGGACAAGCAAATTGCAGAGCACACCAAAGCAATTATTGGTGTGGATCTAACGCCGTTTTACCGCGCTGCTGATATTCAAGATGAAGTAGACCTAAATATTACTGCAAATGTCAGTTTGATTAAGTCTATTCCTCAGCAATACGCCGATAAGCTTGAAGTGTTAATTACCAATGCTTTGCAAACTGGCCAAACAAATGAAGAGTTGGCCAAAGCAATTAAGCAATTGGGTTTATCTACTGATTATCGAGCTCGTCTTATTGCTAGTGATCAGATGGGCAAGATTAACGGCCAAATTAACCAAGCTAGACAGCTTTCAATGGGTGTTGAGACATACACATGGCAAACGGCCAAAGATGAGCGAGTGCGGCCAGATCATCAACATAAGCAGGGCAAAACATTTAGATGGGATTCGCCACCAGCTGGTGGACATCCCGGTCAGCCTATCCGCTGCCGTTGTACGGCATTGCCTAACTATGAGGATATATTGATTGACTAGAAGGCATCATTTCATTCATTTCTTCCATCCTTCTTTCAATGCCTTCATTAGCTGATTGAATTGATCCCTTAATAGAAATTAATAACTTTAAATATAATTCAAGGTCTTGATGAGTTATAGAATCATTGTCTTTAGGGATTATTTCTATTAGATGATTAACTGTATTTTTGGGATTTTCTAATAATTCATCGGGAATATTTATATATTCTTCATAGGTATATTCAAAACCCGGTATTTTATCTTTCATATCTAGATGGAATAATTTTACTAATTCAGTGAATCTTTCTTTCCATTTTTTTTGTTTATGTTCTGCCGAGTAGATTAGTTCTTTGCATTCATAAGCATTTGCAAGAATAGATAATTTTAAATTGTAAGCGGTCAACTGTAGATTTTCTAAACGTTGTTGATTTGCTAAATTAAATTGATCTTTTGCATATTTCGCAGCAATAAAGGCAAAAACTAAACCTATTAGTGTGAGGAGAGTTTGTAATTGGCCTGAATTACTGCCTAACCAGTCCCAAAAATTAATAAGAGGATTCATCTATATAACCTATTTTATTATCTACTTAGTTTAATTCTTACTCTTTTCAAGAACCACCTAAACAGGTGGTTTTTTATTGAGCGCAATTTATGAAAAACATTTACCTCTTTAAGGTAGGTGACTTTGCGCCAAGTGAATCCACACGTTCATTTACCAAAGAAGGGTATCTGAAATGTGTCAATGTTCGCTTAGCTAAAGCGCCTCAGGTCCGTCAGTACTATGCCTATGAGTTTCCATCATTAGACGGATATTCAGCAGACCAGATCATCAACATCTATACGCCTGCCGAAGAGCTCTTTAAGCCTGAAACGATTGCAAGTTTCAATGGCGTAGATGCTACTGACTATCACCCACCTAAAAATGAAATTAATGCCTCTAACTGGAAGGATTATCACATTGGTTATTGTGAGAACGTCCGACAGGAAGGCGATTATCTAGTGGGTGATCTGCTCATTAAGGACAAGATCAGTATTGACCTTATTCAAAGTAACGAGCGTATTGAGATGTCGCTTGGTTACGGGGCAATGTTAGTTGTTGAGCAAGGTACAGCACCAGACGGTACGCCGTACCAAGCTAAATTTATCAATTTTAATGGTGATCACATAGCTCTCGTTAAGTACGGGCGCTGTGGTGGTGATTGCCGCATCGGTGACGAAAAGCAAACTCCAAAGGGGAAAACAATGGAAGTAACAGTAAACGGTATTCGTTTTGACATTGGCGATAACAAGCCCTTGGCGGATGCATTAAAGCAACAACAAGAGCAGCTGGAAAACTTGAAGGCTGCAAAAATTAAAGTCGGTGATAAGCAATTTTCTATCGGTGATGAACTAAACGCAGTTCAAGCAGTGGTAGATCAATTGCATACCGAAAAAACCACTCTTGAGCAAAAAGTGGGAGATCTGGAAAAGAACCAGATGACTCCAGAAAAGGTTGAGCAAGCCGCTGCCGAACGTGCTGCTGTGATTGCCGATGCTAAATCATTGGTGCCAACGGTAAAAACTGAAGGCTGCACATGTGAGCAAATCAAACGTGATGTTATTGCTGCTAAAGCGGGTGATGCTTTAGTAACAGCTTTAATGGGTAGCGTTGCTGTAGGTGATGCAAAGCCTGAGCAGATCGATACAACTTTCCGCGCATTGTCGGCTGTAAAAGGAACTCATCCATCGAACCCAGTGGCCGATGCACTTAACCATCAACAAAACGTTAATGCAGGTGATGGCAAACCTGCTGGTGGTGAAGAGAAAAAAACCAACAACAAAAAAGAAGCTTGGAAACAAAGCTTCTAATTATCTGGAGAAAAGAGAATGTCATTAACACCTCAAGCAATTCCGGGTATGCGAGCTCGTCTCCATATGCCCGAAGAAATCTTATCTTTAGCGGTCGCTGGCACTACAGTGTTAAGCGATGGGGAAGTAGCTGTTCAATCAGCAGATGGTAAAACCGTAAGTGCTGTAACAGATGCTACCAATACAAAATTTGGTGTGGTTGTCTTTCAGCATGTTGGTAAGTCTGGAAAAAATGCTTTAGGTAAAGAAGCCTATCAAGCCAAAGACTGTGCACCGATCATGCAGATTGGTTCAATCTGGGTAAAACCTACAGCACCTGTAATTGATATCAAGGCAAAGGTGTATGTCCGCACCTCAAACCCAACAGCACAGGCGCCGTTAGGATCACTTTCATCTGCAGCATTAGATTCTACTGAGCTACCTAATGCCTCTTGGGAAACCATCACTGGTCCCGATGGTTTAGCAATCCTTCGATTACGTGGAGCTTAAAAATGTCAAAACAATTAGAACAAATGAAAATTCGCTTATCGGCCGTTGCACATGGGGTGCAAATTGCCGTTGGTGATGCCTTTAATTTAGATAACTTTGCCAAGTTACTTTTAAAGCTTGAATCAATTGATGAAATGACGCCGCAGCTTGCTGAAGCACAAGCCTACGCGAAGTATTTACCAATCGAGGGTTTAGAAGGTGCTGTTATTGGTTCAGCAAGTGTCTTACAACGTAAGAAAGGTGTGGGACGTGGTAAACGCTTCTCAGGTCAAGGTAATGATGTGCCATTGGCAGAGGTTGTATACGATGAAGTAAAACTCACCGTACAGCCGGGTGTTATTGGTTACGAAATCAGTATTTTTGATGCGGCAGCAGCATTGAAAGCAGGTATCCAGCTAACCACTGACAAAGTAGCTGCTGCTCGTTTGGCCTATGAAAACCATATGAGTGATGTGGCATGGTTTGGTGAACCTGAAACGGGTTTACTCGGTTTCTATAATCAAACCGGTGTAGAGGTCATTACTTCCACTATTGATTATGCAACCGCTACAGTTGAAGCCGTTCTTGCAGACATTAACAAGGCAATTAAAGGCGCTACCAATGCATCAAAGTTTGATAGCAGTGTTCAACCAGACACTTTCGTGATGCCTGAAAATAAGTTCACGATTCTAGCAAGCCGTATCGTTCCCGATTCAGCGGGAAAAACCTTCCTTGAGTACATTAAGGAAAAGAACACCTTTGCAATGCAAGGTAAAACACTGACATTCACTTCTGAAAGTATGCTTGAAGGTAAAGGTGAAGGTGGTACGGACCGCAGCATTATTTATCGCCGTGATCCAAGCTGTATTACTTTCCGTTGTAATGAGTTGGAATTCTTGGCAGCTCAACCTATCAATTATGTAATGCGTACACCAGGGCACTATATGTATGAAGGTGTCTATTTAAAACGTGTCGATTCTCTCCGCTACTACGATGTTGAATAAGGAAAACTAAACATGCCAAAAATTACTTACAGCGGCTCTCAGGCCGCTTTTTCTTTTGATGGGATTCAGGTTGGTAAAGGCCAAACAGTAGAAGTCAGTACCGAGGATTTCACACGCATTTCTAAAGGGAAAGCCTTTAAGTCACTCGTTAAAAAGGGTGAACTTGATATTCAGGAAATTCCTGATGATGAGCCTAAAGGTAAGACTGGTGGACGTAGCGGCAAAGGCGGCAAATCAAACGATGCAGCAGGCGATCAGCAAAAGGCTGCTGATGAAGCTGCTTTGGCCGCCGTGAAGGCTGAGCTAACAAAGCTTGAAGTAACGTTCAGTGATGATGAAACACTTGAGCAGCTACAGGCGAAGTTAGATCAGGCTAAGGAATAAGGGTGGACCTATGGACGTACAAACGTTTCGTGAAAAGTTCTCTACTGATTCTGCTTTAGTAAATCTATCTGATGCAAAGATTCAGGATGCATTAGAAGAAGCGGATTTGGTCGTATCTCAAATTGAGTTCGGGGCATTAAAGGAACGTGCTGTAGGTCTATATGCAGCACATATTCTTAAAGTCGGTACAGCAAGTGGCAATGGTGCTGCTTTTAGTAACGCTTCAAGCATGACAATCGCGGGCCAAAGTGTGAGTTATTCTCGATCATCGAAAGAAGCTTTCTATGATCTCAGCATATATGGCCAGCGCTACCTTGCGTTAAAAAATTCCATTCCAATCGATGATGAAGGCACAAACCCTAATCGTTTAGGCGTTGGTGCTTTTGTCGTATAGGAGAATCCCATGCCTTTTAAATATCAGGCACCAGAAGGTTATAAGCCAACCAAAATCGTTATTGCTGGGCAAAACCTAGATATCAAAAACAGTGTTTTAGAATCCGATAATGACATTATCCATATTTTAAAGCCCTTAGGTTTTGAACGCTTTGTCGAAGTGGTTGAGCCAAAGAAATCGACCGCCTCTGCTAAAGAGTAATTAAGCTATGAGCGATTATCGTGTTGATAGCCAAGTCAACTTTGATGAGATGAATGATCGCGTTAGGTTTGAAATAAGACGCACGATTAACGCTCTTACTTTACGCTTACAGCGGATTGTTCAGGAAGACATGTTGAGTGGCCAACGGCTAAAAGTTCAGTCTGGCCGCTTACGTGGATCCGTTTCATCAAAAGTGGATGAGGATAAGGATTCGATTGAGGGGACCGTGGGAGCTGGTGGTGCTTTGGTTCCTTACGCTTTTGCTCATGAGTTTGGTTTAAATGGTTCGATGGGGGTTAAGGCTCATCTTAGGACAATTAAGCAAGCTTTTGGCCGACCTATATCACCGGTACAAGTCAATATTAAGGCTCATTCAAGGAACGTTCGTTTTAGAGAGTTGCGATTCATGCGTGATTCACTGGATATCGTGGCCAAGATTGTGCCGAAAAATATTGATGCAGCAATTCAGCGGGGTTTAGCAAGTGGATAGTGAAGCAATCTATCAAGCGTTGTTTGATCGGTTAAGTACAAATGTAGAAGGATTGATTACGATAAGCCGCCGTTTACGTCACTTTAACCATGTAACACCAGAACAACGCCCAGCCATGTTTATTACACAGGGCAATCAGCAGGAAGTGCCGGTACATGGTTTAGATTCAAAAGTTGAACTAGCTGCTGAGGTTTATCTCTATATCCATGAATCGGACACTGCAAAGCCTCCATCATCACAGATGAATATCTTTATTGATCGTGTACGTGAAGCTATCAAGCCAGAACATCCAGAATTTAGCGAATATCAGACCTTAGGTGGTTTGGTAGAGCATTGCTGGATCGAAGGCACAGTAGAAGTATATGAAGCAGTAGAAAACATGCTGGATGATCAGGCGATTGCCATTATCCCTATCCGGATCCTCACAACAAACTAGTAAAACATTCATTTTATGACCGCCTTCTATGGCGGTTTTGTCATTTTAGAGAGGTCAAAATAAATGGCTCAATATTTATTTGGTGCCGGCAAGATCTTTGCTACACCGATCCAAGATGTATTCGGGCAGCCAATTAGTAATCCCACACCGGTTGAAGTAGGCGTATTACAGTCAGTAGGTGTCGATGTTAGTTTCGATTTAAAGGAACTCTTTGGCCGTGGACAATTCGCCGTTGATGCTGCACGTGGTAAAGGCTCAATTAAAGGTAAGGCATCGTTCGGCCGTATTAATGGCACATTGTTAAATTCCATTTTCTTTGGTGGTGTAGTTGCTGAAGGTGGAATTGAGACAGTATCTCAAACCATTAATGGTGAAATCGTTCCAGCAGGTGGTTTAGTAACTCCAATAGTTCCAAATAGTGGAACCTTTGTAAAAGATCTTGGCGTAACTGATGGAAAAGCTATTCCACTGAAGCGCGTAGCTTCAGCACCAACGCCCGGCCAATACAGTGTAGATGCTGCAACAGGTGCATATACATTTGCATCTGGTGATGTAGGGAAAGTGGTTTTTATTAGCTTCCGTTATTCCGCAACTGTAGCAGGTGGCAAGTCAATCACCGTATCTAACTTAGACATGGGTTATACACCTGAGTTTGCATTAGATCTCCAACGTGATTACAAGGGCAAATTCATGCATATGAATTTCTACCGTTGTACAAGTAATAAGCTTGGGTTCAGTTCAAAGCAGGACGATTACGACATTCCTGAGTTTGAATTCCAGCCGATGGCTGATGATCTCAACCGTGTTTTCAAAATGGATTTATCGGAGTAATAGCAAATGCAATTTAAACAAGTTGAAAACCCTCGAGGCTCTACAGTTCTTGTAGATGGTCAGCCATTTGTTTTTGCTCCATTGTCTCTTGGTGCAGTTGAAAAACTATTACCGGCACTTCAATCATTCAAGCCAGATGATGTCGGCACTGTGATTGATGTGGCACACAAATCTTTGAAGCGAAATTACCCCGACATTACTCGTGATGATGTAGCAGAGATGCTATTTATGGATCAGCTTACAGAAGTGATGGAAGCTGTAATGTCTGTGTCTGGTCTTAAAGGGAATGATGACAGCGCAGCAGGTGGCTCGGGGGAATAGACTGGGAGGAGCTGTACACGCATTTAGTGCTAACCATGGGTAAAGATTACGACTATGTACGTGATGAAATGGATCTACCTAGACTGAGAGCATTAGGTGCGTATCAGCAAAGTAACCCTCCCGCCCATATAGGAATACAACGCCTGTGCCGCATCTTGGAAGCATTCGCGGGAATTGAAGAGTTAAACCCAGCAATCACCGTTTCAGATGATGATGAGGACGATATGATGCAAGTTTTAGAAAGTTTCCCACAAAATAGCTAACTCTTTAAAGAGTTAGCTATTTTTAACTTGGAAATTCTTTAGCTAATAGTATATTAATATTATTAATAACATAAACTTATGTTGGACAACTATACAATGGATAAAATCCTCATTTCATTTTTAATTTTATTTTCCTCTGCAGTCTATGGAGCAGATATTGATAATGAGTTACTTAAAAAAAATTTAGATGCCGCAAATACTCAAATTGAGGTTTTAAAAGCTCAAGTAGATGTTATGAAAAGTTATCAAGATAATTTTTTAAGTACTGTTTATTGGTCTTTAGGTGGGGTTGTAAGTATTGTTTTTATTTTAGTTGGCTACAATTGGTTAACTAATTTCAAGAGCCAAGAAAAAGAAATTCAGCTTTTAAAAGATTTGATTTCAAAAGAAGTATTAATGGCTAAGCAGAATTTAGTTAAAGAAATTGATGATAGTAAAAAAGAATCATTTGAAAATTTACTGGGTAGCATTAATGATGAAACAAAAAAAAGGATCCAACCTATTGAGATTAAGATACGAGATCTTTTTAAAAATGTTAATGGTAATAAGTATTCATTATTAATTATTGAATATGAGAAATGGATATCAAAAAAAGTATATGGAAATGCGGTTATCACATCTTTAGAACTGATCGAAATTAGTCTAGCCATTGGTTATGATTACTACATCGAAGAAAGTTTAGAGAAATTGATACAAGTTTTGGAAAAGGGAATAAATGAAAAAGATAAAGCTACAATTGACGTAAATGCTACTAAGGCAATATCAGAGGTACTATCGAAATTAAATAATCATCATGATTCTATTAAGCTTAAAATTCAAAACTTGATAATTAAGTTTAATAATCTTGAATAATTTCAAAGGATAGTAACTTAAGGTATTCATTATAGTTTATAGCTTAATAATAATGTGACATTAAGTAACCAATTTGTTAAATTGTACGGACTTTATAATAATTGGTGAAATTATGACTCAAACAAAATTTTGTTATGCCTGTGGCCAACAAATTGATGTTCGTGCAGAAATTTGCCCTAAATGTGGTGTAAGACAGCAAGATGTTAAAACTACGGGGCAAAAGAGTAAGGTAGTAGCAGGTATTTTTGCTTTGCTTCTAGGTTTTTTTGGGGCACATAAATTTTACTTAGGAAAGGTAGGACAAGGTCTTCTTTACCTTATTTTCTGCTGGACCTTTATCCCAGCACTTATCGCCTTCTTTGAAGGAATAATTTATCTATGTATGTCCGATGAAGATTTTGCCAAAAAATATGGTTAATTAACTTTCATATTTATTTATAAAGCCTTGCAAATGCAAGGCTTTTTCATTTCTCAATAGTCCCTTCGGAGGGGCTTTTTTTATGCCTGTGAGGAAGTTATGGCAAATAATAACCGTGTTGAAGTTCATGTCGGTGCCAAGACCTCTGAACTAAAAGAGGGGATGAAAGATGCAGAAAAAATAGTATCAGATTCATCAAAGAAAATTGAAAATGCAAGCCAAGGGATTGATCTTAAAATTGACCTTTCAGGTATGAGATCTGAACTTAATAATTTTGCTAACAACATTTCAGATAAGTTTAAGAGTGTTGGTAATGACATAAAAGAATCTTTAACAGGCGGTTTCTCACTAATTAAAGGTGGCTTTCTTTTAGGGATTGGTGAGGAAATAGCAAAAACTGCTGCGGAAGCAATTGGTGCAATACCAGAATTAGTTTCTGCGGTTGGTAAAGCTTCAAAAGAAATTGAAATTCAATCACGATTAGCTAATGCCAATACAACAGAGTTTCAAGAGTGGGCTTTTGCTGCTAGCAAGGTAAATGTTGAGCAAGACAAGCTTTCTGACATCATGAAAGATGTTAACGATAAGTTTGGTGATTTTATGCAAACGGGCGGCGGTGAAATGGCCGACTTCTTTGAAAAGATTGCCCCAAAAGTTAACGTTACAGCAAAAGAGTTTCAGGGTTTATCTGGTCCACAGATCCTTGAAAAATATTATCAGACTTTGCAAAAGGCTAATGTTTCGCAAGCCGAAATGACTTTCTATATGGAGTCTATTGCCGATGACGCGACATTACTTGCACCGCTTTTAGATAATAATGCAGAAAAATTAAAAGAATACGCAAAACAAGCTCATGACCTTGGCGTCATTATGAGCTCAGAAGCAATGGAGTCTACAAAAGAGTTTAATACTGCTTTAGGAACCATACAGTCAACATTACAAGGGGTAATGACTCGTATAGCTGCACACGCCGCGCCAGCATTAACAGATCTTGCAAATCGATTTTTGACTTTTGGAGTTGAATCAAAAGAAGGGATAGATGATTCGATTAAGTCAATCATTGGAATTTTTGAAAGTCTTTTCAGTATTTTAAGCGAGCAATTTGCAACTATTGGGGCAATTTGGAAAGATTTAACCAGCGATATTGGTGACGGTTCATTATCACAAATTGGCTTTATGGATGCTGTCTCAATAGTCCTGCGTGCTTTAGGGGTGGTTGTTACAGGTTTTCAGGTGGCTGTTCAATCTGCATTTGCAATTATTCGCGCCGTTGTTGTGACAGTTTGCCAAGCCCTTATTATTGCTTTTAATGGCCTCATGGCTGGCTTTGATATGGTGCGCAATACCATTCAGTTCGGCTTAGATGTACTTCAAGTTAAATTTCAAACTTTTGGTAGTGTCGTTAATAATATTCTTCACTTCAATTTCTCAGGTGCGAAAGCAGCGTGGGAGGGTGGATTATCACAATTAGGTGGGATTACTGAACGATACACGAACCAAATGAAAGGCCGTATGGCTGATCTTAAAAACTCTTGGAATAATGGAGCAACAACAGCGGCAAATTCTCTTGTCACGGCTGGGCAACGCATTCTCGATGTTACTTCTGCAGGTGGTAAAAAAATTACCAACTATGTGTATAAGGATCCTACAAAACCAATAGAAACACCTAGTGTTCCAAAGCTGGGGATTGGGGCTCCACCACCAAGTATCAATAAGGGCATTGGTACTGGTGTTAAGGATGATAAAGGTGGATCTAAAGCATCTGCTAAATCCAAAGCAGAACAAGAGGCTAAAGAGCGTCAACGACAAGCTGAGCAGGCAGCTAAAGCACTTGCTGATATTCGGTATAAATATGCATCCGAAGAAAAGAAAGTGGCTCTAGATCTTCAAAAGGCATTAGATGAGATTGAAAAATCTAAGATGACTGCCGATGAAAAAGCCGCAGCTAAAGTCAAAGCCGAAAAGGATGCTTCAGACAAGATTATTGTTATCCGTTTAAAAGAGTTTGAGGAATACAAAAAAGCTCGTGAAGAACAGATCGACAATTTTCAACAACAAGCACAGCGTTTATATGAAATTGAAGCGGCACGGATCCAAGCTGAATATGATGCCAAGAAGATTTCAAATGTTCGTAAAGTTCAATTAGAGAAGCAGCTCGAAGATCAATTACGCGAAATTAAACGACAAGGTCTTTTAGAGCGTCTTGCACTTGAGAACGAGCAAACCGGAATTACAGGCAAACAAGGTAATCAAAACCAAATCACAAACAATATTTCTGATTTAGAGACAGACCAGAAAGTTGCTGACACTAAGTCTATGGGCTTAATCAGTGATGCGGAAATGAAAGACTTTGAAGCTAAGTTTGGTGGGTTCACTTCTCGACTTTCTAACCTTTGGGATCAGGGCATTCAGTCTTTAATGAATGGCACATTAACATGGAGTAATGCAACTAAAGCGGTACTTGCTGATATGGGAGCATTTGCCTTGCAATCTGCCACTAAAGAGCTTCAAGGCTGGCTAAGAATCCAAGCGATTAAGTTGGCTCGAAAGCTTGGTTTCGTTGGTGCTGAAACGGCGGCCGAAACATCTGGCCAAGCGGCTCAAACAGGGGCAACTATTGCAGGTGAAGCAACTCGTACCAGTGTTACCGCTGCTGGTGGTTTAGCTCGATTGGGCTTAAAGGCTGCTGAAGCTATCAAAGGAATCATGATGTCTGCATGGGAAGCCATGGCAGGTGCTTTTAAAGCAATGGTTGCCATTCCATACATTGGACCAATCCTCGCCGTAGGTGCCGGAGCTGCTGCGTTCGGTTTAGTTGCTGGTCTAGCCGGCAAGATTAAATCTGCTCGAGGCGGTTATGACATTCCATCCGGTGTGAATCCAGTCACACAGCTACATGAAGACGAAATGGTTTTACCTTCACAACATGCAAATACCATTCGTGAAATGGGTAAAGCTATGCGTAGTGGTGCAAGTTTTGGCGCAGCAGCTGCATCTGAAGGCGGAAGTGCTGGAGCGACTATTAATATTAGTGCAATTGATGCGAAGAGTATTCAACGTCTTTTAAAAGATAATGGTCGTGCGGTCGCAAGTGGTTTGCAAAGCTATGCACGTGGATTTGGTAAGAATGGTAAATAAGGAGGTGTAAGTGTCAAACGTATTATTTCCAGAATTACCCGGTCTTGAGTGGGATCTTTCTAAGACTCCTATGTTTAATACCAAAATCATGACATCAATTAATGGCCGTGAACTTCGGGCAAGTTTTCAGGCTTTTCCGAAATATGAAATTTCGATGTCTTTTGCTTTTCTAAGGGAGTCTAAAGGTCGAACTGAGTTGCAGCAATTAGAAGGTTTCTATACTGATCGCCGTGGCTCGTTTGATTCTTTTCTCTACAAGATGCCTGATGATAATCAATTTACCTGCACCATCGTTGGTGATGGATCAAATGAATATCAGGTATATAAGCAAGTAGGACAAACTAAGCAGTTATTAGGGAATACTGAGCCAGACCTTAGCGAAGACCGTGACCCATTAATGTGGGATAGGGATTCGACTAAACGGATGTGGGGAAGTGAAGATCAATTACTTTGGTTTACCAGATTCGGTCTAAATGCTGATGGAACCATTTCTTTTGCACAGCCTCTAGCAGTAGGCCAAGAGGTAACAGTATCTGGTACATATTATTACCGATGCCGTTTTAAAGATGATGAGCAGCAATATACAAACTTTATGTCTAAGCTGTGGAAAGCTTCAAAAATTGAGCTCATCGGTACCCTAGGAAATAAGATATGAGACAAGCCTCACCTAAACTTATCGCCCTTTTAGATGCGGATCAGTTCATCATGGCTGATCTATATACGATTACTACCATCCAAGGGATTGAGTATCGTTATACAAGCTATGATGTAAATTTAACAGTACAAGGCAAAACGTTTCGTTCTGATGGGCCAATCATTAGCCGTGAAGGTATTAGCCAGTCACTAGGCATTGAGGTTGATAATTTATCCATCACAATCGAGACAAATGAAAATACAAAATTTGGTGATGTACCTGTAGCGCAGGCATTCCATAACGGTGTGCTTGATGGTGCACGTTTCAAGTTGGAGCGTATATTCATTGATACAAACACGCCAACTGACACCAGTGCCGGCACTTTGGTTTTATTTGAAGGACGTATTGTTGAGCCTGAATTAAATCGTTATGAGATTAATGCAAGCGTTGTTTCAGATGTCGATAACTTAAAGCTTCAAATGCCTAGAAATTTATATACACCAGGTTGTTTAAATACCCTTTTTGATGGTGCTTGTGGTTTGTTACGTTCTGATTTTGCCGTAAATACGACAATAGCAGTAAATAGCACACCTAACCGGATTTTATGTAATTTAAACCAGCCTCAAGGCTGGTTTACACAAGGTGTAGTTGAATTTCTAGAAGGGGTAAATATTGGGATTAAGCGTACGGTTCGACTACATGAATCGGGCATTTTGATACTCACTCTTCCTTTACTTGAAATGCCTGAAATCGGTGAAGCCATTCGTGTTTATCCGGGTTGTGATAAACGTCTCGAAACTTGTATTAATCGATTTAACAACCGTTCCAGATTCCGTGGTGCGCCATTCGTACCAGTTCCAGAAACATCCATATAGCTATTTTTGATTTTTAAATACCCTGCATTTGCGGGGTTTTTTATTTTTGGAAGCCACGCAAATGACACAATTACCAAGCGCAGAATCTTTTGTTGGTTCTGGAGTAACTGAAAGCGGCTTTAAGGCCGCGCAAACGCAGCTAATTGAATATATTGGGGTGCTCAATGGAAAAGTCGAAGCAAATGGTGCAGGCCATTACGGTGTAGATACCTATGCGACTGCAAATGCCATTAAAGGTTCTTTGCCAGCCGGTACCATTATCGAAGTAATGAATGATCCAGATGTTACTAAGAATGGATCTTATAATTGGAATGGTACGACACTCACTTTATCCGGATACGATCCTTACCAGCGTTCTAAAAGTTATACGGATCAGCAAGCCCCTATCTATGCCGAGAATGCTGTTCTAAAGGGAACAGAAAGCCTTTATAAAACAGATTCTAAGAATCTTTATGAATTTCCCGATGCCAACGGAAACATGCCACTTATCGTTGATGAGATGGGAAATGTTATTGGTGTGGATTTCCAAACAGAAGATGGCAGTTTAAGTAGTATTGCCAAGATGGTTATCTATCTAGATATTCCCGGAGTTGCAATCGCATTCGCAGATGAAGAATTTAATATTTTAAGTGTGATTCGAGAAGATGGAACTGTGGTCCATTCAATTGAACCGACTACTTATGGTATTTCAGAGATTAGATCCGGAATAGCAAGCAATGAAATATCAAATGATATTGCTACGGCCTTTGATCAAAATTTAGTTGCATCGGACACGCCTTTAAAATTTTCAGTCACTGTGAGCCCCTATCAAGCTGATGGTACCAACCACCAACGCATGCCGAGTGCAGTAAAAGTAGGACCCAATCGGCTTTATGTAGCATTTACTCAATTTAGCACAATGAGTACTGATCAGGCAGATGGTCGACTCGTAGGCCGTTTTGTTGATTTTGATTTAGTAAATAAAACTGCAACTATTTCAGCCACTATTCCAATTATTGGTGAAAAGTTAGGAAATACCTATCGCCATCCTCATTTGATTCAATTACGTGACAGTATTTTATTGATTTTTAATGGGGCGATAGGTGAATTATTTGTTTATGAATCTTTCGACAATTGTGAGACATGGCAATTAAAAACAATGATTGACTGTCCGGTTGATCAGCCTTGGGCATTGGCGCTCGACAGTGCTGTTTTAATTGAAGACGGGCGCTATAAAGGCCGTATTGTTCTATCATTATTCAGATATCAGGCTGATGGTTTAGTAGGTACTGTCTATAGTGATGATGGCGGCGTGACATGGATTCGTGGCCAGAATATTCACGGCTCTCAACTATTCCCAAATTATCCAATCATTAATGAAACTTCAGTCGCACTCGATGCTCAGCAGAATTTAATTTTTGTGATCCGTAATGAGGGAACTTCTACAGAGTCACGTTATTTAATTTTTGCCAAATCAACGGACGGCGGAAAAACCTTACAGATATTTGAGCAAACGCAAAGAACTCCGGCTATTGCTTGTCAAACAGGTTTAAAACAAACATCGCCATTAATTTATGACGGAATGCCTCGAATTATTGCCACATGCCCAACAACCGGCGGAGGTAATCGCGAAGGCTTCCGGCTCCGTATTTCTTATGACAACTGTATAAGCTGGGCTCATGAATACAAACCCTTCGCTGAAACGTTGCGTGTGGGTTACTCAACAGTAATTCCCCTTGATCAGAAAACCTATGCACTGGTCTATGAGGAAGGAACCATGAACGCATCTCAATCAATCAGACTGACTTTTTTAAATTTGGCCGAGGTACTTTAATATGGCTGCTGCAGTTAAATCAGATGGGCTTTATAAGGGTAATAAAATCGTACCTAATGCGATGGATTACATTACTGAAACGCCCACTAAAACAATTTTTCTTAAAAAGCTCTACGCCCTTGCTGGCGAAGATGCAAACTATATTACAGATGCTAATTCAGTCGATATTTTTGCAGCATTAAATAATCATCGTTTGAGGGTTAATGCTGATGGTGGTCTTATCTTATCGCTTGCGAATACTCTGCGCGCAATAGTATTTGCTAAAAAGAATTTAATTCAAGCCGCCAACTTTTCAGCTTATTCGGCCGATTTTGGAGTTAAGTTGCTTGGTAGTAGCAATACAGTAGTAAAGCTTTATGACTTGTCTGGTCGAGACATGAAAGTTTTATCTGGTGCCGTAGAGCGTTCCAGCGACCAAGGTCATAATGTATTAAAAAATACAGCAATTTCTACTCTTATTGCTTTATCTTCAATGACTGGTAATCAAGGCATGATCTTGGGCTCAAGCCTACACGATGCTGATGCAGGATCATCTTCATCGCAAGCTGTGAAAGGCATGTTTATGTCTGATAATGCGGCCGCTTCAGGTGTTTCTTTAGGCTACCTTGAATCAAATCAAGGCGGTGTTAGTCGACTTTATTATCGAAGAGCAGCTGATGGTCAAACAACCAACGTGTCTTATGACCAGACAAATAATTATAAAAAATATACAGGTCTAGTCGGTTATTTATCAAACTCTAACAACCGGGTAGAAATATATGAAAATGGGGTGGTAAAAGGAGCTGCTACAGCTGCACAGGTTGACATTAGTGCAGCAACAATTTTCCCAACCATTTCAGCCTTATCACTAAATTCTTTCTTGCGCGAGTCATGGCTTATTCGTTCTACAGATCAGCAATTAGCTATCGGTTTAAGTAACTATTTGAACAAAAGTATCTAATGCTTTGATTTAGTTAGCGGGGTATAACTGCAATGAATAAAGCAGATGAAGCGGTACAAGAGGCGCTTACTTGGTTGGGTACACCATATCACCATCAAGGACGTGTAAAGGGGGTTGGTGTTGACTGCGGAACTTTGATCTGTGAGGTCTATGAAAAAGTAGGCCTCATGGATCATTTAGATCCACGACCATATCCTCCTGATTGGCACATGCACCAGATGGGGCAACGTTATTTGGAGCTAATTTTGGGTGTATGTGATCCAGTAGAAGGACCGCCACAACCGGGTGACATCGTTTTATATCAATTTGGCAAGTGTATCAGTCATGGTGCAATTGTTATGAAATGGCCTCAGGTCATTCATAGTTATCTCCATCAAGGAGTGATTATCCAAGATGGAACAAAAGGAAGTTTAGCCCGGCGAATAGCCGGGTTTTTTCGTATGAAGAGGCTGAAATAATGGGTGGATTATTTGGCGGTACCACAATTAGTACAACGGATACACGCATTAACTCAATGCGGATCCAGCAATCTGCGTACGGTCTTTGCCAACCTCTTGTGTATGGTAAAACCCGGATAGCGGCAAACATGTTCTGGTACGGTGATTTTTTAGCAACTCCTCATACCACGGTAACTAAATCTGGTGGTAAGGGGGGAAGTACTAAAACCAGTAATACGACATTTAGTTATAGTGCTTCGCTCATGCTTGGATTGTGTGAGAATCAAATCAAGAAGATTGGCCTTATTTGGGTTGATAAAGATCAGTACATACCAAAGCAGGAAGGATCTATTACATTAGATCCAATCGATCAGCTAAAGTTTGAATTATATGACGGGAATAGCAACCTGCCTTGGGGTTGGTTAGTTTCAAAACATCCCGATCAGGCAATTAACTATCCTTATCTCGGTTATGTAGCTTGTGCAAATTACGAGATGGGCAATAGCGCCAGTCTTGCAAATCATAATTTTGAAGTGATTAGCACAATTACGCTATCAGATACGATTGACGATGCTAATCCCGCTGATGTGATTGAAGACTTTATTACACATCCGCGGCATGGTGCAGCGCCTAATTTAAATATGGCAGATTTAGAAGAGTTCCGCACTTATTGCCGTGCCGCCAATCTTTTAATTAGTCCAGCCTTTACTGAGCAACGACCTGCCTATGAAACAATTAATGAGATTGTTGAGGCTGTAAATTGTGCAGTGGTACCAAGCCCTGATGGTTTGAAGATCCGTTCTTTTGGTGACTCTGCAATTACTGGAAACGGTATAACTTTTACGCCAGATCTAACACCGGTTTATCACTTAACAGATGATGACTTCATCGGTGATGATGAGCCGGTACGGGTGCGCCGCAGCCGCGATACTGATGCTTTCAATCATGTACAGATTGAATATATAAACCGGTTCAACCAGTACAACACTGAAACGACAGAAGCAAAAGATCAGGCAAATATTGAAATGTTTGGCTTGCGTACCGAGGATCCAGTAGAAAACCATTTCTTTTGTGAGCCTAAAATAGCCCGTCATGCTGCACAGCTTCGATTACAGCGATTGCTATATGTGCGTAATGAATATGAGTTCGATTTAGGCTGGAAGTATTGCCGTTTAGAGCCAATGGATATTGTTACTTTAACTGAAGCAAGTTTAGGGCTTGATAAATTCCCGGTACGTATTACACGTGTCGAAGAAGATGAAAGCGGCATGTTGACTATTACTTCTGAAGAATTGGCCGTGGGTTCAAGATCTGCAATTGAATATGACTCTCAGGCCTCAAATGGCTATCAAGGCGGAAATGAAGAACCGGGTAATGTAAACGCACCTATTATTTTTGAACCTCCGCTAGATCTAACGGATGGTAAAAATCAGGTATGGGTGGCTGTATCTGGTGGTATCAATTGGGGCGGCTGTAATGTGTGGGCCAGTCTTGATAATACGACTTATGAAATGATCGGTACGATTTACGGATCTGCACGTTATGGCCAACTTGTAACAGCCATAGATGCGGATGACTCAGCTCTACAAGTTGAACTTAACACGGTGAGCCAAATCTTTAGCGGCACCTTAGAAGATGCTCAAGCCGATCAAACACTTTGTAAAGTTGGTGATGAGTACTTTAACTACCAAGTGGCCACACTTAATGGATCTGGTCTATATACGCTAAGTGATGTATTACGAGGTCGTTTTGATGATGCTCAGGTGCATAATGCTGGTGAGCCTTTTGTGCGCTTGGATAAGGCTATCTTTGAATATAGCTTTAATCAAAATATTGTAGGCAAACAAATATTCTTAAAGTTCACAAGTTTTAATGGGCTGGAACGAAAAGAACAAACCTTAGATGAGGTCACAGCTTATAGCTATACCTTAAATGGTGGACGTCCTGCGGGTGTGAAAGGTTTATCACTTCAATCCCCATTTGTTGGTACTACATTCAAAGTCCAATGGCAGAGTTCAATCGGGGCGAATGGCTATCGTGTGCAAATCTGGTCGAATGGAGCAATGATTCGACAGGTTGATATAACAAATACCGAATATAGCTACTCAATAGAGGATGCTAAACAAGATGGGATCGGCCGTGCTTATACAATACGTGTTGCTAGTAAGAACGGTGACCAGATCAGTACATTTGCTGAGCTAAGTATTAGTAATCCAGTACCGTCGTTGCTACTCAATGTTTATACGTCAGCAAATACCAATGCAATCACTGTGTCATGGATTCCTAGTGAAGTACCAGACCTGAAAGATTATGCAGTGTGGCTCAGCAGTACGGCTAATTTTGATCCTTCCCAAACGCCGCCAATTTGGACCGGCACAACACTAACAACTACGATCGGAGGTTTACAACCAACTACCCCTTATTACATTCGTGTTGCTGCACGTGATGTATGGGAAAACACAGTCTGGAACTATACAAATCAGATTACTCAAAGTACTTCTGAAGCTTAATTTAAATTATTTCATAGCACCCATTTCGGGTGCTTTTTTTTGCCTACGATCTGGAGTAAAAGGCATGGAACCAGTTTCTACAAGTGGTTTAACAGCATTATTAAAATTTTATGGGGCAGCAATCATGGTGACTTTAGCGGTCGCATTAGTTGCAGCAGTTGTTTTAATGACACGTATGCCACGCTCACCTCAAGAATGGGCCGTGGGGCTCATTTGTACGGTTGTTTCAAGTCTTGCAGGTGGTTCATTCATTATTGTGAAGTGGGGGCTTCATGAGTGGATTACTGATATTTGGGGAATGATGGCACTTGGTGGATTCTTCTTTGTCTGCGGTATTCCTGGTTGGGCTTTGGTCCGGTGGACATTCAACTTTATCAACAAACAGGAAGGTAAGACGATTATTGAAGTAATCAAAGAAGTTAAGAAAGCCAGAAGTGATATCGAAAACAGTTAATGCCGCCTTCGGGCGGTTTTTTATTATCTAAAGGAAAGTGAAATGAACATTGAACAATATCTTGAAGAACTCATTAAACGCGAAGGTGGGTATGTGAATAACCCAGCAGATCGAGGAGGGGCAACAAAATACGGTATTACTGAAGCAGTAGCACGTGCAAACGGGTTTAAAGGTAACATGCGAGATTTACCACTTGAAACAGCAAAAGCTATTTATAAAAAGCAGTACTGGACAGCACCACGATTTGACCAGGTGAACTCTGTTTCTTCTGCAGTTGCTGAAGAGCTTTTAGATACCGGTGTAAATTGTGGCACTGGATTTGCAAAACCTCTTTTACAACGCGCCCTAAACTTATTGAATAACCAAGGTAAAGCAGGATGGTCAGATATTGCTGTAGACGGAATTTACGGACCAGCTACATTAAATGCACTTAGTACTTATTTGGCCAAGCGCGGTGAAGATGGGGAGAAAGTGTTGGTACGAGTACTCAACATTATGCAAGGCCAGCGCTACATTGAAATCTGTGAACGCAATCCAAGCCAAGAACAGTTTTTCTATGGATGGATTGCTAATAGAATTTAATAAGAATGTGCACCTTTAACAGGTGCACCCAACTAAATTCAACAACCCTCTCCAAGTAAGTTCTCTGGAAAATGTTTCTTTAGACTTTCTCTAGCTTCATCACTTGATTTCAAAATTCTAATAGCAAAATCTCTATATGATCTGATCTGTAAGATGTTATGAGTTTCTACACTTAAACCTTTATTATTATAAATTTTTAAAATGTCTAAATAATTCATTTGAGAAATAATATGTTCTAGTTGAGCCTTTCTCTCTTCATACATTTCATCAATATTTATTCTTGAAATAAAATTAGAAAAATTATCTCTAACTTCATCCTTTTTATTACCCTTACTTAAATTAGCTTCTTCAAAATAAAAGTTTATTTGAGAACTTATATAATTAGCAGTCTGTAATTCAATATTTTTTTGTAAGGAAGAAATAACTGCCTCTTTAATTTTCTTAATTATCTCTTGTTTGTCATCTAATTTTAACTGATCAATAATCAGCTCAAGCAGATCTTCTTCTAATAATAGATTCTCTACCTCTGCTACTTGTAGTGAATATATTTTATCTTCAGATAGCTTTGCAGATCTATCCTCTGAAGAATGATCTGAGTCAATAAGTCCGTATGCTTGAGTATTTATATTGTTAATTTTATTATAAGCTCTAGTATAGTTTATAACATTAGTACATGAACCTACAGGTTTTACTGTAAAGTTAGGGAATATTAACTTATATATTTCCTCATCAGTTTTACCAATATCTCCTTCACAAAATAAAATATTTTTTCTACTTCCAATTAATTCAAGAAGAAGGTTTTCTGGTAATTCATTATCATTGTTTAATTCTTCAATAGACCATTGGTCTGGATTATTGTACGAACGAATCCAATATTTTTTTGCATTAGTTCTTGTAGCTGCAAAATCAAGATCATGTGTTAAATACTGAAATTTACAATCACTTCTTACTAATTCAAGAGTATCCCATAACTTACAAAGTATTGTTTTATGTAAATACATTTCCGGTTCATCAATTATAATTAATGCATCTTGTGGAGCTTGTAAAATTTCAGAAATATAATAGAGAGCGACTTTTTCACCATCACTCATATGATTAGCTTCATATTTTTCTTGAGTATCTTTAGTTTTAATCCCTATATTTAAATGATCACAAAATAATATTCTATGCTGGAAAAGAGAATTCCATATCTTAATAACTATATCTAATTTAGAATCCTTTTGTAAGGTTTGTGGGTTCTTCTTATATTCCTCATAGAAATCATGCTCTTGTTTTGATCTCTCAGCTAGCAAATTGCTGAGCAAGCATTTGAAATGATTGCTTAAATTTGTAACAAAAGGTAATGCATAAATGTGGTCATCTGCCGAATATGACCATTTCATATTATTGTTAGTATTCTGTTGGGTGGTTAATGTGGTTCGTGTGTTTGTTGGATTTTGAAGACTATTAAATGATGGAATTAATAAATATTTTTGTGCAGTAATAATTAAACTATTAAGTCCTAAACTACTTTTCAAATATGCTGCTAAACTGCTTTTTCCTGAACCATTTGCACCAAGAAGAACCATATTGTAAGTAAGATAATTTAATTTTTTAAAGAAATTAGATGTAAACTCTACCCTGTTAAAAAATTCAATTGCTTGGCCATTAAAAGTTTCAGTGTTGAACTCTCTATCTAAAGTATCTTTTACATGTTCTATAGTAAAAGTATCACTATAAATTTTATCTACTATTTCAAAATGTGGGAGATAAGCGTTATACCCATTTACATTTTCAGTAGTATTCTGAAAATAATGAGATGGTAGCTTATCACCAGCTTCTTGTAGCTCTAAATTTAAAGCTTTTATAAAATTTAAATGCCTTTCAATTTCTTGTGTTATTTTTATATCACAATCTAAATGTATGGAATTATCTTTCAATACCGTTAATTTTCTTATGATCTCAGTTAATGTTGATGTTAAATCAATTAAAATACTCATGCTGTTTGCTCAATTTAAATTTTATTAAAAATTTATCTATATTAAATAGTTTATACTATTGTTTATCAATAATTATTTTATAATTATTAGTTCATCCCATCGAAATGGATTCCTACTCAATTTATCCCTACTCATCGACCAATTACGACCAGGAACAAAACATGGTCCGACACCTATTTTTTTCTTTCCAAACTTGCTATGAATACCATCCATAGCTTTCATTAAACATTCCTTTTTCTCTATGTGCTCAAAGTCGGTTAAAAGGTCATAAGTATGACTAGACTTGGGCTCAAGACCTGTCAGCACAACACCGCATTTCTTATATTTAATTCCTTCTTTATAGATTTCGTTCAAGATTCTTGTTGCTGCTTTAACAAAATCAATAGCGCAATCTGTGGGCTCAGAAAACGAACCTGTGATTGATTTGTTATAGAACGGCACATTTGGATCAAATGGGTTTGACTGAACAAAAGCAATCATACATCCACATAGCAGCCCTTCATCACGCAAGCGTTTACAAGCATCTTGCGCATACATCGAAATAGCTTCTTTTAGATCTGTTAGTTCAGTTACGCGACCGCCAAAAGACCGGCTTGCAACTATTTGCTTTTTTGATGGGGGAGTGTGCTCGATCTCAATGCATGAGATACCTTGCAGCTCGTAGATCGTACGAGCCATGACAATCGAAAATTGCCTTTGCATCTCTCGAGGTTCTGCACAAGCTAAATCAAGCACGGTATTAATTCCCATTGATTGAAGTTTTTTTGAATGCTTACGGCCAACGCCCCATACTTCAGATACTTCAATTAATGAGAAATAATATTCTTTATTGCACGGATCCATATTAACGAGATCACAAACGCTGTTAAAGCCAAGATTTTTTTTAGCAATATGATTCGCAATCTTTGATTCTGTTTTGCTTCTACCGATACCAACACACACTGGCAAACCAAGCCACTTCCAAATTTGTTGGCGCATTTGCTGGCCAACCTTCTCTAAATCAAAGTGTTTCTCATAAGCGGTGAAGTCAACAAAGCATTCATCTATTGAGTAGGGCTCAACCTCTTCATCTGTTACATATGAAGAAAGTATCTTATGAAAGCGCCGTGACATTTCTGCATACATTGCATAATTGCTTGAAAGAACAATTACATTATGTTGCTGAACAAGGTCTTTAATTTGAAAAAGCGGAACGCCCATTTTAACGCCTAACGCTTTTGATTCATTGCTGCGAGCAACAGCACACCCATCATTATTACTAAGAACAATCACAGGCTTATTGTTCAAACTTGGGTCAAAGACTCTCTCACATGAAACGTACATGTTATTCACATCAATGAGAAAAAAGACTTTATTCTCATGTCTCATGATTTTTTTCTTGTCATTTTAATGATATGAGTGACAACACCCCAGATAATTAGTTCCTGACCATCTGCCAGGTAAATATTTTTATAATCCGGATTTTCAGCTTTTAGCCATTGGCCTTTTTCATCGATCATCAGGCGCTTAACCGTAAAATCATTATCGATTAGTGCCACGACAATATCACCGTGTTTTGCATCGAGACTGCGATCGACAATCAACTCGTCGTCAATATCAATACCTGCATTTAGCATTGAAAGCGAAGCAACTTTGACAATGAAAGTTGCAGTTTCATTTTTTATTAAGTGCTCGTTCATATCGAGCGCTTTATCCACATAATCTTGTGCGGGGCTTGGGAATCCGGCAGAAATCTTTTCTAAAGCATAAGGGACAAGCATATGAGTTGTTGGCACAATAAGCTTAATAGACATAACATCAGACAAAGCAATACTTTGGGTAAGATAAGGCTTTATCTGGATGATGGATGGTGCAATTTCGCTCATAGAATATCCCCTAACTTGAATTTGTAACATATTCAAGATGATATGCTAGAGCTTAGTTAAATTTCAAATTTAAAAACTTGTGGATAAATAATGACTAGTCGTAACTTGTCGCATCGATCAGTGCAATTGGTCGGAAAATCAACGGTGCTAATTTGGAGTTTTTTTAGGTTTAGGGAAGTAGTCAGCAGTAAATTCACCCAAGGGCATTTCAAAGAAAAATTGATCAGCATCTTCTTTTTTGCAGTTTAGCCAGTCTTCTCTATATTCATCTGGTATTACGATAATTGATCTTTTTTCATCTTCAGGCTTATGAAACTGACTCATGAAAGGGTGGTTATCTGCATTGATAGTCAGCATCGACATAGATCTAACTTGTTGCCCATCAATCACAGTAGAGTCGTAAATAGCGGCTACCGTAAAAGGCATGCCATCTTCTCTATAAATTCCCCAACGTTCTGCTTTGCCATTCACATAACGCGGTTCATAAATCTTTTCGACTGGTATTAGTGCGAATTGGCTTTTAGCCCATGCATGTCGGAAACTCGGCTTTTTATCAACGGTCTCAGTTCTAGCGTTATAGGTATACTTTGAGAATTTTAAGTCATGGTTCCAAGGCGGAATCATACCGAACTTAACTTCTCGCCATTCGATGTGGCCATCTTTAGAAAAAATAAGAGGGCAGTCGTAACCCGGATAAACGTCATCTTTATAGTCGAAGGTTGGTTCGAATAGATCTAATAGGTATACCCGGTCTTTTGCTATTGGTTGATAATTAGCACACATGACAGAATCCTTTGCCTACTGTAATAATAAGATAGCTCACTGAAGTTTTTAAGTTATAGTAGAATTGTGATCATAAGACTCTTAGTCATTTACTTTTTATTAAAGTATTGGTTTGGATAAGTAATACTTTTAGGTTCTACTAAAGAAATAGTTTTATTCTCATCTATGACAGCGCACAGCGATGAACCACAAAGAATACGATATTGACGTATATTTAATTTGGAATCAGTAATTTTTACTAGAGGGCGTTTTTGAATATTATTAAATATATCATGTCCGTCAATTTCCCCTTGATTAGCACTTATATTTATTGAAGTAAACACGAATAAGGGAAATATAACAGTGCCATATAAAAAAGTTAAGTAATTTATCTTCTTAAGTTTATATATATTTAAAATATTTTTTAAATAGTAAATTAGTTTTGTTGGTCTATCTTTAAAAAATAAAGAATATGGCTGGTAAATTACTAGGTAAACAAAAACATATGTGAAAATATAGAATGAACCAAATAATAAAAACAAGAAACCTAAAAAAGTTTTACCTTTCATAAATCCCCAATATATTTTGTCCTGAATACTAAAATTTAGAACAATAGGTTCAATATAAAAAGGAGAGAGAAAACCTCCTAAATAGGATTGGCCCAACACAAACAAAAAAATAGCTGTTAAAGAAACAATTACAGCAATATCAATAGAAAAATTAAATTTCATTTCATAACCCAGTTAGCATCAGCTTCATAGTTGAAATTAGGTCCGAAAAAATCTGGCAAATGTACTCGATCTTTACTTATTAGTTCATAGATTGCACACATAATATACTCTTATTTTAAAATATATTTTTTACAAACTGCAAGAGCGATTAAAAAATTATCAATTTACTTTTCATCTTTATCAATGAGATTAATAAAACTTTCACCTTTTAATATTAAATATTGATCGGCCTTATTATTAACTTTAATAAAGATATAGCTTCCATTGTAATATTCTATATTTAATGGTCCATCGACTTTTAAGTTGTCTCTTACCTTCTTTAAAAAAATTACCTCATTGGTGGTTGGTGGTAATTTATTTACTTTATTATAAAATCTCAATATCCCTGTTGAAAAATAAACCCACAGTAAAACAATAATTGGAAAAATAATAAAAATAAGAATTAAATACCATTTGGTTGAGTCGAAAAAATTTCTAACTAGTTCTGCTTTTTCACTATTAGTTGGAGAGTAGTTTTGATCAAGATTTCTAAATATATAAGTTGAAGCAAGAATAAAAAATATTTCGCATAAATATATTGAACATATTATAATTAAACTAAATTGTATAATAATTATTGTAATTGAAAAGTCGTTATCAGAAAAATTTATGTGTGAACAAACAAGAATGAAAAATAATACCTGAGTAATTTTATACATTGAGTTCTTATAAATATCTTTTGGTTTTAATCTGTGATCAATTTCTCCTGAAATTTTGAGTGACGGATTTATAAAAAAGTAAATTATCATTGATAGGAACATCAAAAACAAAATAAATAAGCCATCAGGAATAACCTGTTGGACTGAAAAGAAACGTATAAATGATGGGTCTAAAAGATATAGCCTAGATATCTGGAAAAAACCGCCTAAAAAAGCCGGAATGAAAATTATAATACTCCAGTGTTCTTTGTAAAAATCTATCTCCTTCCAAAAAGTTTTCTTTTTTTGTGGTTCTAAGCTAAACATGTATTTTCTCTATTGCTTGTTGTATAGATAGTTTATTATTTACCTTACTGGGAAGCCCAACTATCAACATGATCTACCCATCAATTCATCATTTTCTTTATTTAGCTTCGTATCACGCTCAGAACCATATAATTATTCTTTAAACCCAATGACCAACCAATCTCTTTATAGAATGGCTCACCATATTTGATTGTGTGCTCAATATAAAAATAGACCCAATCTTTCATTCGTAAATTCTCAATTATTCAACTTGCGATTTAATATTTTAGGGGCCAATTAATTAGGCCTACTTCTTACAATGTTAGCTTAATCTTACAAACTTTTTTCTTCTGCTTTTTAATTTGAGTCTAATTTTTAAAAATTAGATATCTTTTTTTGATCCAAGTGAACATAATTTAATCGGCAAAAAATCTTCTAGTACAAATGATCGTACTAAAAATGTTCAATGATTTTAGTTAAATACGGGTTACAAAGAGCTTTTAGGACAAAATTAAATAGGTTTTTTACGGTATGAATTATTGCGGTATTAGATTGTACTGGAAAAAATACCGTAAAGATTACGGTAACTGGTGGAACGTTTTGGTACTTTATGAAACTAATTAGAGTTTGTTATAGTAGTGATATCAATGGTTTTGGTAAGAATTGATACTTGCTGAAACTAAAATTTGGTGCGCCCGGCGGGGATCGAACCCACGACCCCAGGTTTCGGAAACCTGTACTCTATCCAACTGAGCTACGAGCGCATGCGTGGGGCACATCATAGGAA